CGGGAGTAACTACAATCACCTTCACTGATGCAATCGGTGCGGGTGTTTCTATTAGTGGTGGAATTATTACTGCTACTGATCCTGCAACAGGTATTGTAACTTATTATGGAGATGCTAGATTCCTTTCAGGGATGCCTACATCTCAGTGGGTTGATATTGATGCTGGATTAGGATATACGAGCATATATGCCCAAGGAAACGTGGGTGTGGGGACTGTAGATCCCAGATTTACTTTCCAAGTAGGTGGAAATACAGTTAAGACTGTAGCAGGGTTTGGAACCGATTCTAATGGTGGTGTAGGCATTTGTTCCAGTGGTAATGTTCTTATTACTGGTATCACAACCGCCAATAAATTTGTTGGTATTGGTTCAGATTTAACACTACTTGATGCTGATAATATTTCTTCTGGAACTCTTACTAATGATAGAATTCCAGTACTAGAATCTTCAAAGATTCCAAATGAATTTTCTGTAACTGGTGTAATTACCGCATCTAGATTTGACGGTAACTTGAATGGAACAGAGATTCAAGCAGGATTGATTACTGCTACTTCTGGATTCACAGGAAATCTTACTGGAAATGTAACTGGTGATGTAACTGGAACTGCATCAACAGCATTAAGTTTGAGTGGAACACCAAATATTATTGTAGGTGTATTAACTGCAAGTGCTGTTGCAGCATCTAGTTTTATTGGTGGTATTACTGGTGATGTTACTGGTAACTTAACTGGTACAGCAACAACAGCAACATCACTTACATCAGATGCTGTTGTAAATATTGATCAAATAAAAGTTGGTCTAGCAACAGTAGATGCTTCGATTGGTATTGGAACAGACTTTTATACTGGATTTATAGAAATTGGTGGTACTAATACAGGTACTGCTGATTTGTTTATCAATAGAACAGTTGGTGTTACAACAACCGACCAGATACCTGCAACCATTAAGTTGTTGAGTGATCGTGGAAGATCAACAATTACCATAGGAACTTCAGAGTCTGATTTTGGATATAATGGTCAAATTAGGTATGCAAATAGAAATGTAGCATTTGATTATAGTACTTCAGAATCTTTTGATTTTATTAACTATGGTAATGGAAATATAAATTCATATCTGCAAGCAGGAACAGTCGGTATAGACACTGGTTCTTTCTACTGGCATGATAAAAATGATGTGATAATGTCTCTCACATACGAGGGAAATTTGGGTATTGGTATAACCAATCCTACTGATAGATTACATGTTAATGGTACATCTAGATTTACTGGTGACGTTGTATTTGATGGTAATGCAACATATGTTGGAAATCTTAATGTTTCATCTATTGTATCGGAATTAACAGGTAATGTAACAGGTAATGTTACTGGTAATGTAGATGGATCTGCTGGTATTTCAACGTTCAACAATTTATCAGTTACTCAAGTAACAAAAACAGGTCAAATTGGTGTTAGTACTGATGTTACGGGATTAAATAGAAGACTTGCTGTTAATACTAGTAATAATTCATTTATTATTGATACTACTGGAAGAGTTGGTGTTAGAACTGACTCTATGTTAGTTTCTGGTCTTAATGCACCACAAGCAGATGTTGTGTGTGGAACTATTGGTGTTTCAACTGATAGAGTCAATGCTACTAATGCGTGTGCTGTTGATTTTGGACAAGTTGGATCTGGATATACTTCCTTAACAGATATCACAAACAGAGAATTTATGAGAGTTCCAAGAGTAACTGCTGCACAAATAGCAGCATTTACTGGACTTATTGGTGGTGAAATTGTTTATGATACAGACAATAACGTCCACAAAGGATATAATGGCACAACCTGGAATAACCTCTACTAATAACTGATATGGCACTTCAAGGATCAGGACAAATTAGTTTTTCGCAATTAGAAGCAGAGTTTGGGCAAAATAATAGTCGTAGTCTTGGTGACTATCGTGTTAGTGATAACTATGCTAATAGTAGAGGAGGTGCATCTTCTGTTGTAGGAAATATGCCATTAGATACTGGTATTCCACAATCAGGTGAAATAAAATTCAGCGATTTTCATGGTAAACGCCTGAATATGGTTGTTGATTACTACTCCGGCAATGAAAGAACAAGAGTTGATGGTAGACGAAAATATATTAACAGACCTCAAGATGTTAGGTGTGTAGGTGGATTTAAAAATAGACCTTCAAATTCAGGCGGAAGCAAGGTTATATTGCATGTGAATGATACTATCAAATCGGAAAGAAATGACAGTCGAAAAGTTGTTGCTTTCAGAACAGGTAATTGGAATACTGGAACTGATTTGTATATTGACGTTGGTGATAGTGGAAAAATTTTAGGTGCTGGTGGTGATGGTGGTGATGGTGCCGATAATGAAACTGAAAGAGGTGGAAGTGGAAAAAATGGAAATAGTGCAATAGGTCTTGCATACCCTGCAACTATCAGAGTCTTTAGTGGTGGAATTGTTGCTGGTGGTGGCGGAGGCGGCGGCGGTGGAGGCGGTGCCTACGACACTGATAAGAATGATGATGAGTTAGCCTCTGGTGGTGGAGGCGGTGGTGGTGCCGGTTCACCAGCAGGTAGAGGTGGAGATAAAGGAGACAGTTGGGAATCTGATGGTTCTAGTGGTTCTAGTGGTTCTACCACTAACGGTGGAGATGGTGGTGACGGAGGTAATGCTGGTAATGAAGCGAGAGGTGGTCGTGGTGGAGATGGTGGTAATCTTGGTCAAGGTGGTAATTCAGGTGACTCAGGTGATGGTGAAAAAACATCTGGAGGAGGTAGTGGAGGAAATGCCGGTTATTGGATAGTTACTGGTGGAAACTCATACAATCTGGCGTTAAATCAAGGCACTGTCAGTGGTGGAACTAACGGAGGAAGTTATTTCTAATCTCTTATAACTAGATTATATAATTTGATTTTATTATGGACAGTTTCATCCGAATTTATGATGATGCAATTCCAGAAGATCACTGTGAAAGTTTAATCAATTTTATTGATAAACTTGAAGAGTGTGATGCACTAGGAAGTTCTGGAGTAAAGAAACATTTAACAAATCACAAAGCATTTAACGCATCCCATAATTATCATACGACTTCTGGGTCTTGGTTAGGATCAAATTTTCTACCATACATTCAAGAACCAGTAAATGAATATCTAAGAAATTATAGCGTTTTTGGTGAAGCAAGATTTTTGCTATATGATGTAAAAGCAAAAAAGATTCCTATCGGTGGGGGTTTTCATAATTGGCATTATGAAAATGCTAGAGTGCCTTATTGTACTAGGCAGTTTGTGGTACAAGCATATCTTAATGATGAATTTGATGGTGGAGAGACGGAATTTTTGTATATGAATGAAAGAATTAGTGCCAAACAAGGAAGAATAATAATTTTTCCAGCAGGATTCACTCACGTCCATAGGGGAAATCCTCCATTAGGGGGAGAGAAATATATTGCAACTTCTTGGGGTATGTTACAACCAGTGGAAGATGATTTATGAAAATACTAATAAAGATTGAGGAGTATCTTCCAGAAACACAGCAAATTGTTGTAAAATTTTGCAGTTCACAATCAGAAAAATCTATTGATGATGTTCGAGCACTTGCAATCGACTTAGATAAATTAGAACTCTTTGATACTGAATTATTTTTAGAATCTTTAGCATTACACGGTCAACAGATAATAGACAGGTATAAACAACTTCAATTTGGTGAAGATATAGAAAATGGTCCTTTAGATATTACAAAATTGGTAGGTAGAACTATAGAGAGACAGGAGTTCCCTAGAAATAAAAAGATGATACCTATGAGGAGAGTTGAATTATGAAATACTTCAAAAAATGCGAAGAGTTTTACATTTGTGGATCTACAAATAAGAAAAAAGAAATATTCGCAGAATCTGGTGATAAATCTCTAACTCTTTTTCAAATTATAGTAAGAGGAAGAGGAAGACTAATTACAACTTTTGATACTATAACTATTGATGGTAGTCAAGGAGATATTATGAATTGTAAGTCTATGATGGGTAAAGATAGAGTTCTTGTATCCGATAAAAATAGTGAAGAGTATTATGAAGTTTATGGATTTAATCCTCTAAATCCAACAGAAGATTGGGATGCTAAGAAAATAACATCATCTTTCAAAGGTGATAGTAATAGTTGGATTATATGTTTTGATGGTAGTGCGACAATAAATGGAAAGATGGTGAAAAAGTTTGACTATGCAAAATTAGAGAACAAAGATTATGAGGTTGAAGTTGGTGATGCCTTACTCGGAGTGTTTACAAAAATATGATTACTAAAAAAGATCTAGATTCATTATATGAATGGGCAAGAGGTACTGAGTTTCCATTAAGAAATGAACGCATCACGTCAAAATATATGGGATATGGACTAAAAATCTGTCATATTAAACTTCATAAATTATATTCAAATAAAGAACTATCTAAATCTGTAATTGATATTATAGAGAATGAGGATGTTCTTGGTGTTTACTTTTTAAGTTACCCACCAAATATGACTGCAAGACCACACAGAGATTACAATCCACATCATCAACCGTATAAAAGGATTCAAATACCAACAAAGGTAGAAGATGGGTACATTGAGTGGACTGCTACTGGTGAAAGAGTTTACTGGGAAGAAGGTAAACCAGAAATCTTTAATGTAGAAGAAGAACATCAAGGTGCTAATAATTCTAACACAAGAATGGAATTTTTGTATGTCGATATAAAGCTTGACACAATCGTAAAATACGACTAGACTCTGTTTGTTGCTTTTGAAGGGATGGCTTTAGCTTACAATATATTCCCAG